AGCGCGTTTTAACTGACATCCTGCCCGGTATTGTATCCACCAATAAAGGTGCTACAGCAGGTGAACAATCTGCGTCATTCAACTTGGGTACTTCAGGTGCACCTTTGACTGTTACTAAAGACGGTGCTTCGACAACTACTGCTGTTGTTGATCTGATCGTTGATATGGGTACTGTTCTGGATGAGGCTAACGCCCCTGAGTCGGATCGCTTCATTGTGATTCCAGCTAAGATGGCTAACCTGATCAAGAAATCAGAATTGAAAGATGCGTCGTTATCTGGTGATAGCATGTCGGTTCTGCGTAATGGTCGCTTGGGTATGATTGATCGTTTTACAATCTATGTCAGCCACAACCTGAACGTGTCGTCCGGTAAGTACAGCATCATTGCTGGTCACAAGATGGGCTTCACATTTGCTTCACAGATGACGAACATGGAAACTATCCGTTCTGAGTCCACCTTCGGTAACATCATCCGTGGTCTGCAAGTCTACGGCTACAAAGTTACTAAGGGCGAAGCACTGGCTCAAGCTGTTATCCAGTTCGCTTAATCGATAGGAGGAATTAATCATGGCTGCTTATACTGATACCCTTGGCTTTAACAAGGGCACTGCTGCGTTTCCCGCAGATGTTAACTCTGTATCAAAGTTCGAGGTTAAACTCGACTTTGCTGCGATTGTTGCTGCTCGTCTTGCTGCTGGTGCTACTGCACTGGCTGCAACCGACACACTACAAGTTATTAGTCTCCCTGCTAACTCTATCGTTCTGTCTGCTGGTATCAACGTGGTCACTGCTGAGACTACGAATACTACAGCTACGCTAGACGTCGGTTACACCGGCGGTTCGCCTGCGGCTGCTAACGCTTACGGTAACGATCTTGCTACTAATAGCACCGGTTTAAAGGCTGCTGACCTAGCTAATCCTACAGTTGTTGCGACTGCAGATACCATCGACATTTTGCTCAATACTGCGGTTCCAGCTAACGCTGTGATCAATGTCTGGGCGATTGTTGCAGACGCTAACTAATCAGGCGGGGGGTACGCCCCCCGTTTAAGGAGATTGATATGGGTCTTTATACTGGTATAGCACAAGATAATGTGACCATTAATGGTGGTCGTATTGCTGCTACTACGTTCTCTACCACGGCTCCGGTTATTAAAACGGCTGCTTTTACCGTAGCGCAGAACGAGAATAATCTTGTCTGCAACGGCTCTGCTTCGATCAGTGTCACACTTCCTGCCGCTGCGTCTTGGGCTGGTCGTGAGATAAGGATTAAAACTATTGCCGCTTACACGGTTGTGTCTGCTTCATCTAATGTAAAACCAATTGACTCCAATACTGCTGGTACTGCAATTCTTGCGGCTACTGCTGGTAAATGGGCGACATTGATTAGCGACGGCTCTAACTGGGTCGTGATGGCTGCAGGCTAATGGGACGGGGCTTCGGCCCCTCCTCCACGGAGATTATTATGGCTACTGTTTCACCTATAACTTCTGTTGTCGATGGTATCCCACGGGTTACATGGGCGGATATAGTTACTGGCGACACTATTACATCGTTACCAGTACCCGGGCGTAAACTAACACCCGCGAGTGTGCAGATCGGTGGCACGTTCGGCGGGGCTACAGTTAAATTACAAGTATCAAACGACAATACGACGTTCTATGATCTAAAAGATACAAGTGGTACAACAGTAAGCGCTACATCAGGCGCTATCTTTGAACTTTCTTCTTCGGCTGCATACTTTAAACCAAGCCTTACTAGTGGCTCGGCTAACGCGGTTGATATTACTCTGATTCTACGTGGTTGATAGGGATAGATAATGCCAACTAATCTGACAGGTAGCACAATTGCCACCACATACGACCAACTGCTACATGTAAACGATGGCCCTGAGGCTGCTGAGAAAGTCGTTTATAGCGGCACTGGCGTTGCTACAGCATTAAAAGTGGGTACTCTGTCTGTGTCGGTGGACAATATTAAAATCGATGGGAATACTATTTCATCGACTGATACAAACGGGAATATTGTCCTTGCACCCAATGGTACTGGGGAAGTTGTAACCGACAACCTTGCGATTAGTGGGAACACCATATCGTCAACAGACGTTAACGGTAATATTGTCCTCGCCCCAAATGGCACCGGCACGGTTAATATCGACAAGGCCAATATTACTGGCGGCGCAATCACTGGCGCAGTGTCATTTGCTGGGGGATCGTTTACTGGTATTACATTAATATCTGCTACTACTGTTACTGGTACGACGACTACCAATGGTGGCAACTTACGCCTGACTAGTAATACACTAAGCAGTACTGATACTAACGGAAATATCACTATCTCTCCAAACGGCACTGGTGAGATCATCATGACCAAGCCAATGGGCTATGGCGGTGCCAGCACTGGCGGTACAGTCACACAAGACACTAGTAAGTCTACAGGCGTTACGCTGAACAAGTTATGCGGTCAGATTACGATGCACAATGCCGCACTGTCGCAGGATACTTCTGTGTCGTTTGTACTGACAAACAGCTATATCGATACTACTGATGTACTCATTGTGAATATTGCGTCTGGCGGAACCGCCGGTGCCTACGCAACGCAAGTCGAACTTATTAACTCCGGCTCATGCCGTATATCGCTGTTCAACCATAGTAGCGGCAGCTTATCAGAGGCGCTTGTGTTGAACTTTGCTGTAATCAAAGCAGTCAACGCATAGGAGTAGTTATGGCTAAGACCCCAGCATGGCAACGCAAAGAAGGCAAAGACCCTAAAGGTGGTTTGAATGCAAAGGGTCGTGCGTCTTATAACAAGGCGACTGGCGGTAATCTAAAACCTCCGGCGCCGAATCCGAAAACCAAAGAAGATAAGGGACGGCGTAATTCGTTTTGCGCCCGGATGTCCGGGATGCCGGGACCTATGAAAGACGAAAAAGGACGCCCGACCCGTAAGGCGTTGGCGCTCAAAGCATGGAACTGCTGACCTGTACTCGTTGTAATAACGAGAAACCCGGAACTACTGAGTTCTTTCCGCCCCATAATAGGAAGCGTAATGGGTTGGATAGCTGGTGCCGAGTTTGTCGAGCTACTTACAGAAACGGTATAAACCGTGGTAGGTTTCGTAACGTAATCAGTGACGCAGTGCTACTGGATATAAAGGCGTCTGTGAAAGAATGCGTTATATGTGGGAGCAATGAGCCACTTGTAGTTGATCATGACCATGTAACTGGGCAGGTACGCGGAATGTTATGTAACCACTGTAACCGAGGGCTTGGGCATTTTAGGGATGACCCGCAGTTACTTGAGTTTGCTGCTCAGTATCTGTACGCGTCCTCAGATTCTCCAAAGTGGGATACGTACCTTAAATCAGTTCAGGAGTGCTGACATGGCTACCTCGAAACCAAACAATCCATCGCTCTGGAGCCGCGTCAAGGGCGAGGCAAAGCGTAAGTTCGACGTGTACCCGAGCGCGTACGCGAATGCGTGGGCTGCCAAAGAGTACAAGAAACGCGGCGGCACTTGGTCTGGTGCAGATAACCGGGTGAAGAAAAATGGCTAAGGGCGGGCTCGGTAAATGGTTTGGTGAGAAATGGGTCGATGTGAAGACCGGCAAGGAATGTGGCCGTTCGGGCTCTGAGAAGACCTCACGGGGATACCCAGCCTGTCGTCCGCAGGAAGCCGCGAAGAAGATGTCCTCAGCGGATAAGAAGGCGATCAGTTCCAAAAAGACCGGACCTGCTCGGCAAAGCTGGCCTGTAACACCCTCTGGTAAACGGAAAGGAAAATGACATGGCAGTCTCATCGAACTGGATCAAGGGCGCGATAAAGCAGCCCGGTGCCCTGCGTAAAACTATGGGTGTGAAGAAAGGCGAAAAGATTCCGACTGAGAAGTTGGCAAAGGCAGCAAAGATGCCGGGTAAAACCGGTCAACGTGCACGACTGGCACAGACACTCCGCAAACTGGGGAAATAACAATGAGCAAAATGTACATTCGTGTAAGGAAAGACGGTTTTATCTATGACTACAACGACATTCTGGCGCGTAATCCGGAATGCGAAGTAATCACAGAGGAGCAAGCGTACCCAGAACGCTTTGTTCAGCCGGAGGTTATTGAGAAGGTGAAGGCCGAACGTAAGAAACGCGGCTCTGCTCTTGATCTGACAACTGCTGACATTCCTGAGCCGCCGGTCTATACTGCGCCTGAGTTGGCGGCTGAAGCCGCGAAGGGGTTCCCTGAATGACACCCGCAGATGTGATAGTCGAAGTACGAAACGTCATCCAAGATACACGGGTGACGTATCGCTACAGTGATGTGCTTTTACTGGGGTTTATAAACACCACCATTAAGCGCATGGCTATCCTTCGCCCTGATCTTTTTACTGTCATCGGTGACATCAACGTCACAGCGAACACGGTTGTACAGGACTGCCCCGCTGGTGCAATTCGGCTTGTTGAGATATTCCAAGTCAAGAATGGTGACGTGATCACCGAGGTGTCGCGGGAGATGCTTGACCAGACGTACCCTGAGTGGCGCACCGAGACGCCCGGTACCCCAGTGAACTACATGCGGCATGTGCGTAACCCTACGCAGTTTTTCTTGGTACCTCGTCCGGTCAGCAGCGTGATCTTGGTTGGTGAGTATGTAGCTACACCTGCGACGTATACGATAAACCAAACAATAGACCTGCCGGATGCGTACTTCCCGGTGCTCGTGGACGGCACAGTGTTTATGGCTGAGTCCGTAGACAATGAGCATGTCAATTCAGGTCGGGCGAAGTTGTATCAGGATTCGTTTACCCAGTTGCTGGGCGTTGGTTTGCAGTCCCGGTCGGTGACAGATACTGAAGAAGGCGGACTTGATCCGAAACAGGTGATCTAATGGCATCCCGTGACTTCTCATCACTCGCTGTTCGCCTACAGCCTACGGTGCCGGGGTGCCCTCGGCAAACGATCGTTCAGTACATCCGTGACTCAGCGATCAAGACGTGCGAGCGCACACTGGCATGGCGTTATCAAGTACCGAGATTCGATCTGACTCCGGGTACGTATATCTATGATTACCGCAAGCCGTTCGATTCGCAGGTTCATGCGGTGTTCGCGGCGCTTCAGAACAATGTACCGCTGGAGATTCTGACGCTTGATCGCGCACTGGAGTTATATCCTGAGTGGGCAGATAAGTACACCACGTCTGGTGATATTGCGACGTATGGCACTGAGCCACGTTCGATGACCGAGATTAGTCCACATCAGTTTGCTGTGCTACCTCTGCCAGATGCTCGCCGTACATACAATGTACGTATGTTTGTGGCGCTAAAGCCCACTCGGACAGCTACTGGTATGGATGAGGCTGTGTTCGACGACCTTGAAGATGTAATCATGCACGGTGCTTTACAGACCCTGCTGGTGCTGCCGAATACTAACTGGTCAGATCGTGAACTGGCTGCCTACCATGCCAAGCAGTTTGTATCGCAGGTAACTGAGCGCCGCGCCCGTGCGAATCTGGGTAACGCGAGAGGCACATTTGCGGCGCAGATGCAGCCGTTTGGAGCATAACGATGGCTACGATTCGTTTAGTCAAGGATGATACCGGACCGCAGATACGGCTGACGTTCACTGATTCACTGACTGGTGAGCCCACTGATCTGTCTGGCGGCACGGTGACGCTGTACATGCGAGCAGTGAATACAACGACTGTGCTGGTTACCAGACAGGCAATTATCCAAGCTCCAGCTACTGCAGGTATTGCTATTCTGGCGTGGCAGTCGGGAGACTTGAATTTGGCCGCCGGAGATTATGAGGGCGAGGTTGAGGTTCTTCTGAGTAGCGGTATGCGGGAGACACAATTTGATCTGTTGCAGTTTACCGTGAGGGAGGACTTTACGTGAAACTGAAGATAAATGTCGCCTACATAAAGCTGAAGGTCAGTGCGCTTGCAATGCGCATGACTGTGGCGGTAGGCGAGTTTATCGCAGCGATCGTACGATCAGATACCGTCGGAATTACAGACCTATTTGCGAAGCGCCCAAGCAAGGTAAAGACTGATGCGGCGTCGGTATCCGATACGTTTATCAGGTTCCCGACGAAGAATCTCAGCAGTGGCGGTGCGTTATACGAAGGTGGTGACCCGCCGTATTTTTTAGAGGACTATGTTGAGGGTGGACCTGATAATCAGACATACACGCTTGTAGGCGGGTTCAACAAGCAGGTGCTTAAAGTCCTGCGTGAGTTCCCAGCGGT